AGCTGCAGCAGACTTAGATTGAGCTTTAGGGCGGCAAGCTGGGTAAGGTCTTCCCTTATCCTTCTTTCCGCTTCTACCACACTTTTTGCCAGTCTTAACATCTCGCCAATCTTCTTTAAACCACTTTGTTAAGCCACCGCTGGGCTTCCTAGCCATTAATACTTACCGCCACGCTTTTTATACTCACGCACTAACCACGCATTCGCATAAGCTGAAGGATACACATCAAACTTACGCTTAGCCGCTGCCTTTACCCTCGCATAAAGCTGGGGATTTTTAGGCTTTGGACTAGAGGACTTGCTTTTCTTAGCGGCCACTACTTCTTACCCATCTTTCTCTTAACCTTAGTCATGGTCATTTTCTTACCTGACTTCTTAGCCGCCTTCTTAGCTGCAGCCATACCAGACTTGCCGTAAGAATACTTCTTTCCACCAACCATAGGCATAACAAATCTCCTTTTCGCTCACCATAACACACTAAGCTATACCGCGCAAATTCCTTCTTATCTCTCCACGCCACGTATTAAACTTACCAGATAACGCAGTCACAGCATCGCTTGCCATCGTCAAACATAACGCATCTGCTAAATCAGGTGATTGTAAACCTCGCTTACGCATCTCATCCTTTGACTCAGCTTTCATCTTGCCACTGCTGGTAAATGAGTAGCGTATGCTGGTCAACTCAGCAATAAGCTGGTCATTGCTTGGCAACTTGCAACTGCGGTCCTCAAGCCAACCCTTGCACTTAAACCAAAGCTCACTCCTGAGATTCAAATATGTCTCGCCCATGCTTGGCGCTTCCGCAACATTCACACCACGCACAGGTAACTCCAACTCCTGCAAACGATCTACCACGCCAGAACCAACACCAATGCTATCCACCAATATCTCGCTTGGCCTACGACTATCAGGCAATGCCTCATACTCAGCAACCACCCTGCCCACAGTCTGCATCAAATCCAGCCCACGCCAAGACCGCAACTCAGTCACAACTGGACCTTGCCGCTTACACAGCGCTGTCGCATCTGTGCCAAACCTCGCCACGTCCAAACCCCAAACAACGCTTGTCTCCTCACTGACCTGCACATCCCTATGCTGCGCAGCCTCAGCAAGATGAAACGGGATAATCGTATCATCATCTGCAAGCGGAAACTCACCCAGCACACGAATACGAAACGCATTGCTCTCCTCGCCATAACGCAGCCGCATCTCATCCACAAACTCATCACTTACAAGCGGCGAGTCCACACATGACCAACGGCGCGTCCACCAGCTACTCGCCATGCGCGTCTGACTTTCATAAAACGTACCACTGCTCCGCGTGGGGTTACTCAACATAATCGTGGTCGCATTATGACCCGACATAGACCCAGCAGCAGCCTCAAATACCTTCTCAGGCACACCACTGGCCTCGTCCACCACCAACATTACATGCTCAGAATGTACCCCAGCCAGCGCTTCTGGCGTCTCAGCCCTACTAGTTCTTGCGCTGATAAACATCTCGCTGGGCGCAGAAGTGTGCTCCACACGATCCGACTTCACATTTAGCACAGACTGCAAATGGGGTGGCAACTCATTAATCCAGCGCTTCATCTCAGCAAACAAAGCATCAAATAACTGGGAACTGGTCGGGGCTGTAACCACAACCTTATTCGGGTAATGCATCAAAAAATACCACAACATCGCCCAAGATGCTGCCGTGGACTTGCCCGTACCATGCCCTGACCTGACGCTAATCTTACGCTCACCAGACGCAATAGCCTCCAAAAACTCAGCTTGATACGGCAATGGCTTTACACCCAGCACTTCCTCAACAAACAAAGCAGGTGCATGAACATAACGCTGAGTAAAATCCAGCATCGTATTGCTTGCTAAATCATTCACCCTGCACAACCTTCATCTTACGCAAAGCATCCAAATGCAAATCACCAATATTAATCTGCACATTCTGCTGCCCAGCATTGCCATACTTCTGCCTATTATAAGCCATCGCCATAATATTATGCTGAGAGGCATACCCCTTAGCAATGCCCAAATCTATCTGACTAACATTTGCCTCACTTGCATCACGCACGCCATCCTTAGCCTCGTCAACCTCACCCTGCCTGCGCTTATGCACCTCATCAAGATACTCAAAGCTTGCCTCTGCATGAGCATCAGCAACCAAATGCTCAACTTCCTTTATCGCAGGGGCGTAACGCTCATCCTTCATCAGCAAACGCCTAAGATACCCACGATCTAACCCTATCTCACGCGCTAACTGAGGGATTGTCTTGCCTGCTAAAAGCGCCTCTTGCAACCCCTCTGGGCCGCCACGACTATCTAACGCAGCAAGCGCTTTGCGCTTCATTGGCTTGCCTGCCATGCTATGCTCCACGTTTGTTTTTCGGAAATATTACTGTGATATTGCTGCAAAAGCAATGGGGGCATGGGGGGCCACGTTTTGCCTAGCTGGGAGGAAGCTAAGCACGTATGGAACAAACGCAGCCCTGCGAAAAATATAACACAAAATTTGGTGTGTGAGAATGTATAATAATAATAGGGGTAGGGGTGGGGGCTAGACGGGGGGGGTCAACAAAGCAAAGCCGCCAGAAAAACCAGACCAAACTTGCCAGAAAATATATATCATTATGCTAATTCGTATAATACTTATTATGTTAACAAAACACTACCACATTTAGTATGTGCATTACCTGTTTATCTATATCTTGATTAGGCACCATATGTAGTGCTTTTGCACTGCTAAAACTGGCTTTAATATTGCCAGTTCAGCTCTTAATTGTACTAACTTTGCCAAAGTATGAACAATGAAAAACAATAGGATTGCTTTTGTTTTTTATTTGTAGTAATCGCGTGTGTGCGTGCGCGGCTTGTGCTTTAATGTGTGTTTGGTAGCTTTTATCAATAAATCTTTTTTATAAGCTATTGATTATATTACTTTCTTTTTTCTTGTATATCTATATTATATCATTATTATATATGTATAAATAATAAGAGAGGGAAAACCAATGCAAGATATATTTCAAAGTGTAATAGACGATATTCACGACAAGCTAAATGATAACTACGGCACAGATACATACGGTTGTGACTTACATAACGAGCTGTGCAACACAGACTATTTCATCATAGGCACATATCAAGCAAAACAATTTCTTGGTGGTCATGTCTTTGACGCAATCGAAATGATTAAAGAATATGAACAATCAAACTTTGGAGAGGTCACAACAGATTTAAGTGAACCAGAGCGAGTCGTGAATATGCTTGCATATATTATAGGCGAGTATGTTCTTGCTGAGAGTGACCACCTTCAAGACAAATGGGATGATCGCTTAACTGGTGATGATCTCACCAAGATAGCAGAAGAAATAGCATGTATTAATTCAACAAAGCTATATAGAGAGGCCGCATAAAATGGAATTTACCGCATATTTTCAAGAAGAATTAGCCTTGGATCACGAGCCTTGTTTAAATCATTGGGCGCATCTTATTGCTGAAGATGAAGTAGAAAAAGGTAGAACAAATTACGATTATGAATACGAGCAGGCGTGGCATTATTTAGATGCTGAGTTCAACTACACTTACGAATATAGGGAAGTAGCATAATGAACACCCCAGAAATACAATTCCTATTAGGCTTTATTACATTACTATTTTTTACATTTATAACAATTTGTGCACCGCACATAATTCAATACTTAGGGAGCTAAACCAATGACAAACGAAATGGAAATCAATAACGCATCAGACGCTTTTACATTAGCAATACATCTTGCTGCAACTGCTCCAAGTAACGACAAGGCCAAAGAATGCTTGAAATATGCTTTTGACATAGCCAGCAAGCTTGACCCAAAAGAAATAGGGCTTTGCTTTATGTCTGCCTCTGTAGTCACTGAAATGGAGTCAAACCAATGACAAAACAAAAAAATGATGAAATAGTAAATTTCACCAATTCATTATCAAATGAAGATTTAGTCCATTTTATGAACTTAGTTGCACCTCGTTTAATGATGTGGGTTAAAGTTGATAATTGCGCCCATTGTGAAGATGTAGAAAGCGCTTGTTTAAATGGTGGCGCTGTTCAATTAAATCCAAAGCAAAACTAAAGCCACCCCATTTCCCCACCTAGGCCGCGCTCTAAGCGGCCTTTTTTTATTTCTTAGCCTTACCCTTGCTTTTCACCGTTTGGCTCACTGGTGGCGCTAATTTCGCGGCCTCTGCATAACATGCGGCATACCCTGCCAAATCCAAAGCGCCGTCATAGTCTGGCTTGTGCGACAACCGAGCAATTTTAAGTAATCCCATCATAGCACAAACATCGTGCGGCTCTATGCTCTTACGTCGCTCAAGGTAAATATTCCAAAGCGCTGCAGTTTGTCCGAAATTACTTTCAACGCTTCCGTAATCCTCTGAGCGCTTCCCATGTAAAATTTTGTTTGCTTCTTCAAGTAATGCTGCTCGTATTGTTTTATTCACTGCCCTAGCCCCTTCTTAATTTGCATTGCTCTAAACTTAATTGCTTGCTTTTGTTCTTCCGTCCAACTTGGAAGCTTTGCCCCTAGC